GATCCATCTATTTCTTTGCCTGAAAAATACCAAAAGGCTTGGTATTCATGTGTACCAGATGCAAAGATTACTCACGAGAAGTGGAGTCCAAAAGACGTTAAATTAATGTATGTTGGAGCAATGGATAGTCGAAACAAGGATATTATTCTCACCGATCATATGAAGCAGTTCTTGATTAAAGTTGGAGTTGTTTTTAATGAAGAATAATCACTATTGGATTAAGTGGAGAAGTTTCATCAGCGAATCAAGTGATGTTTTTAAAGACACTCTTCGACAAATTCCAAACAAAAAACGAGAGTCGTCAAATAAGACTGTTTTGCCAAGAGAAAGGGAGACTTTTATCACTTTTAAAGATGCTGAAAGTATGTTCAGATACTTTCATTTGTCAGCAAAGAAGTTAGGTGATGATGCTTTCACCTTTAGCGCTCAAATACCAAGATATCCTGCTCAATGGGAAGATGATTTTACAGAGAGAGTATCTTTAGCCCCAAAAATTGAAGATGCCGTTAAAGCCGGGGCGAAAGGACCATACGTTTATGCTGGTGATCTGAAAAACACGAAAAAAGACGATATCCCAATTGTTGACGTAGAAAAAACTTGGGATAATTGTCCATACAAGAAGTACGGAAATAATAGCGCTGCTGAACGCGGCAATTTCTACGATGATCAGGCGCTTGAATGGTTTGTGGATGAAGTTGCTAGACGAGGTGAACGATTATTCTATTATGGTCCATCTTCACCGTCAACCGATTGGAATGATCGCGATTGGATGGAATATGAACGAGAAAATGATCGTTCTGGTGGCATATTGCGTCAAATGATATATGGCAATTTTCCGCTATCCCTAAATAAAATTCCGAAAGATCCAGATGATTACTTTACGCTCCAGATGGCGCCTTCCGAGCTTCCAAAGGACTACCAAGACGCTTGGTATTCCTGTGTACCAGATGCTAAGATCACACATGAAAAATGGAGTCCTCAAGATACCACATTAATGTATCTTGGTCGACTGGTAATGCAAGGATATAATCACATTGGAGAAATTGTAATAACAAGTCACGCGAGACAATATTTAGAGAAGAACGGAATAGATTTTAGCAATTTGGAATCATAATATGAGAGACATAGAGAGCAGACAAGGTTCATTTCCCTTAAATCCATCGAAATTAGAAGATATTGATGCTTCTGTGTTGGATTGGGTGAAGGATAAGAAACTACAGACAACTACAAATGAAGGATTCAGTACTGTTCCCGTACTTTGGGTGTCTGAAGAACGTTCCCATCAAGTAAAGAATCGAAAAGAGTTAAGAGATAAGTTTGGAACAATGATCCTTCCAGCAATTGCAGTTGAACGAACAGGTTTCGAAAGAGATCTCAAAGATAAAGGCTCATATAGACGTTTTTTGATGCCAGAAAAAGGTTATGATCCTAGAGGCGGCATGATTACAGTTGCTCATAGAATCAAGCAAGATAAGACAGCTAATTTTCAGAATGCAGACAGCATGCAGAATTATAGTCGGCTTAATTTTCCAAGAAAAAAGAACAACAAAGTAGTCTATGAATACATTACAATGCCAATGCCAATTTATGTTGTTGCTCATTACGAGATCAACATTGCGACCGAATATCAACAACAGATGAATGATTTAGTTCAGCCGTTCGTTACTGATGGTTATGGCTTTAGTTGGATTAGCCTAGTTCGAAATGGTCATAGGTATGAAGGTTTCATCGAAGAAGGTTTTGATGCAAAAAATAATGGAGCAAATCTTGGCCAAGATCGAAGAAGATTTGAAACAACAGTCAAGCTAAAGGTGCTCGGATATGTGATTGGTGCTGGAGAAAACGAAGAAAGACCGATTGTAACCGTAAGAGAAGGTGTTACAGAGGTCAAGATTACCGGAGAACGTACAATGCTTAAGAGCGAATTGCAATAAGTGATGCGAAATACGTTTTATCAAAAATTATACGAATCAATGCCAAAGCACGAAGAGGTGCAGATCGGACAAGACAATCGTTCCGATATTCGAACGCTAGTAGAATTTTTGAATATGACTATCAATTCTTCAGAACCAGTTTTTGCAAAATTTGAAGCTTTGCCAGGAGTGATTACAAATGGTTCTGGAAGCAGTAAGTACGTATATGTCCCAGGTTCTAGAGCGAATCGTGTTCTGTTAATTGCTCATGCGGATACTGTATGGGAAGATGAAGGAGAAAGAAAGAATCGAGTTTATTACGAAAAAGGCATTTTTAAATCCAACGATCCTCAAGTTGGTTTAGGTGCAGACGACAGAGCCGGTTGTGCAATGGTATGGTTGATGCGAAACTCTGGTCATTCTCTGCTTATTACTGGTGGAGAAGAGATTGGTGGAATCGCAAGCAACTTTATTGTCAAATCTCAACCAGATATATATGGAGAGATTAATAAAAAGCATGCTTTTGTTGTACAATTAGATCGTCGTAATGCAAAAGATTTTAAGTGTTATGATGTAGGTTCGAAAGACTTTCGAGCACACATTACTAGTCAATTAAAAGATTATAATGAGCCAGATCGAAGTTCGTTTACCGATATTAGCTTTCTTTGCACTGATATATGTGGAGTCAATCTCTCTGTAGGTTATTACAACGAACATAGTCCTGAAGAATATCTTGTTGTATCTGAATGGCTGAATACTCTCAATCATATTCGAACTTGGTTGTCTAGAACAGATTTGCCAACGTGTATGCAAGATAAGGAACCAGAAAAGGATTATCGAGGTAGCGAAGATCTTCAAAAGTATCGAAGTTGGCAAAAAAATAAAGCAAATACTCCACTTGATAATCGCGAGAGGCAACAGTTGCAAAATATATACAATACAGCAAAGAACAGAAATGATATCAACGCTTTTAGTGACAGTGAAATTAATAGAATTGAAGATTTTGTAAACGACCTATATGATCGTGAATTATCAGAGCAAGATTACGAGATGTTGATGTTTCTGGTTAGTGCTGGTTTCTGAAAGCTCCCTTTGGCTTAATCGGTCACTATTTATTCTTGAATCTTGAGAAGTGAATGTTCTCTTAGTGGAGGATCTTGAACAATGAGCGTTTCTAAATACAAATTCGTTAGTCCTGGCGTGCAAGTTGCTGAAATTGACAACTCGCAGATTCCAAATGAGCCAGTAGGCTATGGTCCAGTAATCATTGGACGTTCCGAGCGTGGTCCTGCTCGACCAACAACTGTCAATTCTTTTTCTGACTTCGTTGAAGTCTTTGGGAATCCAATTGCCGGCGGTAAGGGTGGTGATGTGTGGCGCGACGGAAACTATACTGCTCCAACCTATGCTGCATATGCTGCTCAAGCTTGGCTAAAGAGTGCTTCGCCTGCAACGTTCGTTCGTTTGCTTGGCGAAGAGCATCCTGATGCGACAGAAGATGGTCTTGCTGGTTGGGAAGCTGATTCTGCTTATGGACTCTTTATTGGCAGCACTGGTTCTGGTGATGATTATGGGAAGGCAGTACTAAGCGCAGTATTTTATCTGAATTCTGGTTCTAGTATCGCTCTATTGAGTGGTTCCGCACCAGCTACAGATGCTTTCGTACTTTCAAATGCTGGTAGTTGTGGTTTCCAGATTGGTATTGCTGGTCCAAACTCATTTGAGTACACAAGCTCGTTCAACTTTGATAAGAATTCAGAACGTTTTATTCGAAAGGTATTCAACACTAATCCTACACTATCGAATACAGAAATTACTCAGACTGATGCAGTTAAGCCTTATTGGTTGGGCGAGACATTTGAGAAGGCACTGTTTGCAAATCTAGATCTTGACACCAATAACACTGCTGTTGACAAACAGTTTGCAGTGTTGACAAAGTTTTCTGATGGTGCTAGCTGGAGTGGTGCAAATTATCGTTTCTCGTCGAACCCTGCGCGTACTGGTTGGATTTTCTCTCAGGATCTAAGTACCAATACTGGTTCTTACGATTCAGAACTTATGACAAAGTTGTTCCGCTTAGTATCTCTAGAGACTGGTGAGTGGGATCAGAAGAATCTCAAGATTTCGATTTCTGACGTAAAGGCTCCTGTAAGCGATTTCAATACTTACGGCACTTTCACTGTAGAGATTCGAAAGGCAAACGATTCTGATAGCAAACCACAAGTTGTTGAACGTTTTACTGGATGCACACTAGATCCAGCTTCAGAAGATTATGTGGCTCGCAAGATTGGTGATATGTACCAAGTTTGGGATTACACTGACAATCGTTATCGTTGGTACGGAAACTATACGAATAAGTCAAAGTTTGTTCGTGTCGAAATGAATCCCGACGTAGAAGCTGGTACTACAGATACACAACTTCTACCTTTCGGTTTCTATGGACCAGACGTACCAATTGCAACTTCTTTCACAAGCGGTTCTGCAATTACTGGCAGCAAGTTCATTGAAAACGTGGATATCGTCGGCGCTCCGGCTGATATGTACTGCACTTTCGAATATCCAACACTAAGTCTTCGCGAATATTCGACTCTTGGTGAGCTAAGTTCTCCAAAGCGTGCATATTGGGGCGTTACAACCGGTCGTGTTACAAACTATGTTCGTTTCGATGAATCATATGCTGATATGGTTCGCGTTCGAACGTTCGATGTTGCCGATATGGTTCCATCGTTTACGTTCACGCTAGATGATATTTGCTGGACAGGCAGAAATAACGTAAATGCAATGTACAGTGGTAGCTCTCGTGTTGCTGGAACTTCGATTACAGCAGTTGGTGGCTCTTACAAGAGCGTATTAAGCGCTGAGTTCAATAAGTTTACTCTACCAATGTTCGGTGGATTCGATGGATTAGATATCACCGAGAAAGAACCTTTCCGCAATGAGCTTTTAGAAGGAAAGAGTGAAACAGACAGTTACGCTTACAACACAATCAAACGCGCAATCAATACTGTTTCAGATCCAGAGACAGTAGAATACAACTTAATGGCCATTCCAGGCGTATACAACTCTGGATTGGTTGCTCATGCTATTGGTGTGTGCGAGAATCGTGCTGATGCTCTTTATATCGCTGATGTTGATAGTGGTTATCGAGCAAATACAGAAAATACTGATGATTTCGAGCTTCGTCAGGGAACAGTCGCTAGTGCTGTAGATTACGTAAAAGATACTTTACAGTTGAATACCAGCTATGGTTGCTGCTACTATCCTTGGCTGCAAACCAAAGATACTATCACAAATAGTCTAGTTTGGATGCCACCTTCTGTTCTAGCGCTTGGAACATTTGCTTCAAGCGAAAAGAAGACAGAAATTTGGTTTGCTCCTGCCGGTTTTAATCGTGGTGGTCTAAATGCTGGTGCTGGTGGTCTGCCAGTTGTGAATATTGCTGATCGTCTAAACAAAGATGATCGCGATAAGCTATACGAGGCAAACATCAACCCAATTGGTATTTTCCCGGCAGAAGGTATCATGATTCTTGGACAGAAAACATTGCAAGTAACTCGTTCTGCAACAGATCGAATCAATGTACGTCGATTGATGCTATATGTCAAGAAAGAAATTTCAAAGATGGCTTCAACGGTACTGTTCGATCCAAACGTTAAGGTGACTTGGAATCGCTTTGTTGGTCAAGCCGAGCCGTTCTTGAACAGCGTTCGAAGCCGTTACGGATTGAGCGGTTACACGCTGATTCTTGATGAAACTACTACGACACCTGATTTGGTTGATCGCAATATTGTATACGCAAAGATAATCTTGATTCCAACCAAGACTATTGAGCATATCGCAATCGACTTTGTTATTTCGAATACTGGCGCTTCTTTCCAAGACTAAGTTCTAGTTAAGATGAAGCAAGTGATGAATAAGAAACTGGAGGAACTATAATATGGCTTTTTGGGATGATGTAACAGGAAAAGATCCGAAACGTGCGTTTAGATGGGTCTTGGAAGTAAGCGATATTCCCGCTTGGTTCTTGTCGAAGGTGACAAAACCGAGTTTTACGATTTCCGATGTAGGACACAAATACCTCAATCACACATACTACTTTCCAGGCAAAGTTGAGTGGGACAAAGTAAGCTGCACGCTAGTAGATCCTGCCGATCCTGATGCTGCTGGTATCGTAATGGGTATTATCTCTGCTTCTGGATATCAGCCACCTAAAGATAAGGATTCGCTGAAGACTGTTGAAAAGCGTGGTGCAACAGGCGCTCTTGGCCAAGTAAAGATCAAGCAGATTGATGGCGATGGCGATGATATTGAAGTTTGGGAATTGCATGGCGCTTGGATTTCAAGTGCAAAGTTTGGTGAACTATCTTATGAAGAAGATGGTTTAACAAATATTGAAATCGAACTTCGATACGATTATGCATATGTTACCGTAAATCAAAACGTCACAATTCATGGCGGTTCAATTTCAGTTGTAGATGCCAAGACCTTCCCTCTAGGAAAGTAATCATATAATTCTCATTTCGAGGTAAATAATGTCACGAAATTCTGATCGTCTTTTGTCTGGTGTTCCCGTTCAGACAGCAGGGGCAAATGTATCTGGCGCTGAAGTCACTCAACATGTTGAATATATTCGACAAACAATTGCTGTAGACTTGCCATCAGAGGGCAAGTTTTATCCAGAGGGTCATCCTCTTCATATGCGAGAATATGTCGAGCTAAAGGAAATGACAGCCAAGGAAGAAGACATTCTTATGTCTCGTTCTCTTATTCAAAAGGGACTAGTGCTTGATAAGCTTCTAGATAGTCTTTTGATTACCAGAGTGGAGCCAAATACGTTGCTTTCTGGTGATAAGAACGCTCTTTTGATTGCCACTCGTATTGCCGCTTATGGAGCAGACTATAAAGTACAAGACGTAACTTGTCAGTATTGTTTGCAGGCAGTCAAAGAGCATACATTCGATCTCGGTAAGCTTAAGAAAACAACACTAACCGATGTTCTTAACTCTCTAAAGCCATTTGAACCAACAGAAGAGAATCCAGAGCCAGGAATCAATCCTCTGACAGATAGCGTAAAGTTTGAAGATAATCTGTTCTATATTACTGTTCCAAAGACAAAGCATGTATTTGGTTGCAAGCTTCTTGACGGAAACGACGAAGAACGAATTACAAGAACATTAGAAGCTCGCAAGAAGAACAATCTAGGTGAAACCAACCTGATTGAGAACATGCGCGCATTTGTTGTGTCGCTTGACGGAGAAACAGATAGAGCCAAAATCAATGCTTTCTTGGTTAGTGAATATTTCCCATCCTCAGATTCTCTTTTCCTTCGCAGTACATATGGCAAATTGATTCCTAACGTGGATCTACGTCAGAATTATGTTTGTTCAAACTGTGGATTCGAGAAGGAGGTAGCGGTCCCAATGACTGCGGGCTTTTTTTGGCCTAACTAACGAATATCAAAAGTCAGTTTACGAGCAATTCTTTCAAATGAAATATCATGGGAATTGGTCGATCTTTGAATTATACAATCTTCCAATTGGTCTTAGAGGCTGGTTTGTTGAACGTCTAAAACAACAATTAGATGCCGAGAACAAAGCAACGGAAGACGCTCAGAAGAAAAAGTCTAAGAAACATTAAGCGCTCTATTTATAGGAGAAACCCATAACTGGAGCATTCATAATGTCCAATCAGATTACATTAAATCTAAATGAAGTTGCAAAATCAAGGGTCTTAAGCGAAAGTTGGCTTAAGATGTTCGGAAGTGCTATCAAAGGTATTCTCAAAATGATGATGGGCGATAAACCTCTGTCAGAATCAGAAGACAACGCAGAGCTTCCAGTTAAAATCAAAGGTACTCCAGCACAAGTTGAAGCATTTGCCAAGGCTATTGGAAGCGAAAAGAAGTATCTTGAGGCTTGGACAAGTTTTGGAATGAAAGATCCCAAAACAGCTTTTCAGAGAGCCAGTTTAGATAAGGCAATTGCAGAATTCGAAAGAGCCACAAAGATTAAGTGGCCATTTAAGTAATAAGATAGAAACAATAACGAGGATTTATAGTTGTCATTCGATATCACACGGATTGATCCTGAATCATCAAAATACATACAACAGCTTTTGGCTGGTTTGGAAAATGTAAATCAGAATATTACTATCATCAATACCAAGCTAGCTGAACAAAAAGCAATTCAATTGAGAGTTGCTGAAGTTGCTGGACAATATAATGACAAACTTAAGTCTCGTATGGAGTTTGAAATAGAAGTAGAGAAAAAGTGGAGAGAAGTACTTGAAGCTAAGTATGCAGCCAATGAAGATGAGGCTACAGCAGAGCAAGAAAAACATAATCGAATTATGGCGGATTTAACTACGCAATTAGCCGCCGAAGAAGATGTTTACAGAAAAGCTGGTAAAAGTGCGACAGAGTTTGCAGCATTAAGACAAAAATATGCAGACAAGGAAGATGAAGAGCGAAAAAGGTTCGCTAAGGCTGATGAAGAGCGCGCGGATGCAGCCGCAGTAGAATTAAAAGACGCGGAAGCAATGTATAAGCAAGCCAAACAACTAACAAAGCAACGTGAAATCCAAAATACTTTACAAAATAAACTGGCCAAGACACTTGGAATGTCATATCGTTTTGAAGAATCAATGCTTGGAAAGGCGATTTTGTTAAGCAAAAATGCTGGCGGAATTGCAGGCTCTTTTAAGGCTGCTGGCGGCTTTTTAAAGGAAGCCGTGTTTTCACTTGGAGGTATCGGGAATATTGGCTCATCCATACTTTCCAAGGTTGCAGAATCGACAGCTTTGGTCGCAAAGGAAGTAAACTCTGCAACAACTTCATTTAACAAGCTTACTGGTGCTGGTGGTTCATATGATGAAATGATCATCAGCGTTCAAGCCAACAATCGAGAATTTAACGTTGATGCTGGAAAAACTGGCGAAGCAATGCAGGCATTATATGGCTCATTTGCTCAATTTACGACATTGGGCAAGCCAATGCAAGAACAGTTGGTGACGACTGCTGCAAGATTAAGTTCTTTGGGAATTTCTTCAGAATCTAGTGCAAAACTAGTCAGTGGACTTGTTCAATCGCTAAAATTGACTGGTACTGAAGCAGATAGTATCGCAAAAGGATTATACGCTTCAGCATCAGAAATTGGTATCGTACCTTTTCAGATGATTGATGGTTTCAATTCTGCATTGCCGACTCTTGCTGCTTATGGAAAACAATCAATCAAGATTTATAAAGATCTTGCTGCTGCTGCAAAAGCAACTAGTATTGCAACAGATCGATTAATTTCGCTTATGTCTCAGTTTGATACATTTGAAGGTGCTGCTCAAGCCGCTGGCAATCTAAATGCATTGTTGGGCGGCGATTTGTTTAACTCAATGGAATTGATGAATGCTAGCGAAGAAGAACGTATACGAATTATCAAAAAAGGACTTGATTTAGGCAATATTCAGTTTGGACAGCTTGGCAAGTATCAACAGAAAGCAATTGCTGCTGCTGTTGGCATTACAGATATGGCGGAAGCCAACAATCTGTTCGGAATGAGTTTGACAGCCTATGATGATTTTGCAAAGAAATCAGAAAAAGCAGCAATGACGGAAGAACGATTCAAAGAAGTGACACAAGCCGCTACATCGATTGTTGAAAAATTAGCAAATATGGTTAGAGGGTTTGCGGTAGCAGTTGGACCGCTATTGACCGTACTTAATAAGGTTCTTGATGTAATCGTTGGTATTACCAGCAGCAAGTCTTTCGGTACTTTTGCTACAATTGCTGGTGGTGTCATGACGTTGGTTGGTGCTTTTAAGTTGCTTGGCGTTAGCATCATGAACTTGAAACTTGTTGGTCCTGTTTTGGAGGGATTGCAGAAAGGTTTTGGCAAAGTTGCCTCTATGATTGGTGATGCAGCAACCAAAGCAACGGCAAAGCTGAAACAATGGACGACTAGAACGCCAATTCCAACAGGAGCACCGTCAGCTTCTCCAATACCGGGTGGAGCGGGACCAACATTGCCCGGAGATAAGGCAAAAGGTGGCGCATGTGGTTGGGTAAAGTGTATGAAAGGCTTTTTCAAGGCTGTCAATCCTGCCAAAGTACTCGCCCTTGGAGCAGGTTTTTCGCTTCTTGGTGCAGGTTTTTTGCTTCTTGGTGGCGGAATTGGGCTTGCAGCTTGGGGAATGTCCGAGTTGATGAAGTCGATTAATGGATGGGAACAAGTCATTGGTATGTTAGCTTTCTTTTATGGTCTAATTGCTGTTGTTTTGGCTTTGGGCTATGCCGGTATTGCTGCCACGCCAGGATTGTTTGCTGTAGGTCTAGTAGTTGGAGCAATTGCGTTGGCAGTCGCAGTAGCTACTAATAGCATCAGCAATATGACCTTGAATATTACAAATTTGGTAAGCGCTCTATCTCAAATTAAAGATGTTGACTTTACTGTCAGTTTCAAGAGCATTAAACAGGCAATTGTCGAAACCTCAGAAGCGATTTCAAAGAATGAAAATGTAAAGAGCTTCCAAGAAATGCTAACTGTTGCTAATTCTGTGACAGACGAATCAGTCAAGCGTACTCAAGCGCTTGTTAATACTGCCAAGCAGTATGTCGAAGTACAGGCGACAATGAAATCTCCAGATACCGATGCATTTGTTACAGTATTGAAAAGCGCATTAGGTATTGATGGAACAGCAAACAACAAAGAGAAGCAAACAGCCAATAACGAGATTGTTCTAGAGTTGGATGGTTATCGTTTTGGAAAAGTGGTCGCAAAAGCATTGAATAATCGAATGACCGTCACTCCGGAGATGGCATAAATATGGCAAAATCGACTCTATATTCAATTTATGAAAGCATGGGGATGACGCTCAAGTTTGAGCATCTTCCTTCAAATACAAAAGTCGAGTTTGTTGCAGCTTTGGAAGAGTTTTCTGACAATTACGATTCTTCTTGGCAGTCCGAAGAAGTGCTGGGTCGAATGGACCCTTTAGAGACATTCCAGGGAACAAAACGAACGATATCTTTTACTTGGGTAGTTGCCTCAGAAAGTCAAGAAGAAGCCAAAGACAATATTGCGAAAGCAGAACAGCTTTTGAGGATGCTTTATCCATCATATGAAGATGGACCCATTGGAAATGCAACCAGAATGGATGCAAGTCCTTTGTTCAGGATCAAATTTGCTAATCTTATTGCAGATCCAAGTGGTTCTGGTCTTGTCGGTCGAGTGAACGGCTTTAAATATAGTCCAGATCTTGATTCTGGTTTCTTTGGTGATTCAGATCATAATGCATATGCTCAGACAATCAAATTGTCTTGTGAGTTTACGGTATTTCATACGCATCCTCTTGGTTGGAAAACACAGACATTTAGACAGAAAAATTATCCATATAGTGTAAGTACTCTTGAAGATGTTACGACAGAAACCGAAAGGGCAACAAATCAATCAGATCTGAATGATTTGGATGCTATGGCTGCTCTTGATAATCAGGCAAGAACTTCTCAAATGACTGGTGGAACATAATGAATCGCTATGCAAACAGACAAGTGCTTCGAAACGATCATGAACAATACCGAGAAGTGTTGAAGAATCGTTCCGTAAAATATATTGATCAATATAATACTCCAAAATTTAAAGTTCCAACTGTTGATGAAATAAAAATGATTACAACTATTGGACACATTTGGAAGGCAGGCGATAGATTGTACAAGTTAGCCTATCAGTACTATAATGGACGTTCAGAACTTTGGTGGGTAATTGCTTGGTGGAATCAAAAGCCAACAGAAGCTCATATTAGCGTTGGAGACACGTTGATGATTCCTTTGCCAATTGATCGAGTTTTGCATGCCTACGGAGTCTAACAATTGTCTGATACCAAGAATACATTAGCCAGTAAAAAGAGATTTCAAGCTCAGTGTTTTTTGACTGACTATTGGCAAGTTTTTTCCGCTGCGAATTCAAGCAGAGCTTACAAAAATTTCATCATTGTTGATGGCGATGGTACATTCTTGATGAATCGCTTGACTGGCAGCAGAAATTTGGCTTTGTTGTCGAATCTTACGCCATATCAAGTTGCTGCCTTAGTTCCAAAGATTCGGTTATACAAAGTATATCCCAAGTTGGGAAACGATTATGTCAGCATCGAAAAGACAGAAGAGTTTATTTTTCCAGAAAATCTAGCAATAGACGATATCAATCGAATTACTGAATCTCATTCTGGTAAAAATACTGGTTATGGCATTAAGTCCTTCAATTTTGAGTTTGCCGGAAAGAACGAAGCTGAAACGTTTTCCAACATCAAGGCAGAGTTGTCAATTCGTTTGCAAACAATGGAAGAACTATTGGGCGGCTTAGAAGTAGCTGATGAAAGAGCAAAGCTTATCGATTTGATTTTGCCAGCACAAAAATATAAACTCAACCAATATGTGTTTAGTCCAGAATATTTTCGAATTAAAGCCGTTGTTGGTTGGGCTACTCTGAAAGCCGGAGAATTGTTCACTAGTGAAGAAGTAAATGCTATTGCAGATTGTACCTTAACGCTTGATCTAAGCTTGATCGATCATGATTTCAGTTTCAATCAAGATGGTTCAATTGATATGAAGGTAACATATCAGGCTTGGATCGAAGCTTTAACCGGCGCCGCAAATCCAGACAGCAATGTTTTGGCTAGCTCTGAAAAAGAAGCGATAATTGAAAATGATTTGCAAAACAAAGAAAATCAAACAAAAAAGATAGACGATATTGATGAGTGTTTGAAAAAAGATAAATATGCAGGAAACTCTCATTTAAACTCTGCCAAAGAACAAGCAGAAAAAGATTTAGAAGATATCAAAAAGAAAGATATTGATCGACTTCAAAAGGTCAATCTTTATGGTAACTTCTTGAGTAAACTAACAAAAAATAGTTTGATTCGATGGGTTTCGATTCCATCGGAAGATATTGGCGCTTGGACAGATTCTTGGTTCGAAGAAGGACAGACAAGACAGAAAACGCAACCAACAAGGGATTCAACAAGATGGCAATCACAGTTGACTTCTTTGAGCAATCTTAATCGTAGGTCCGACATTGAAAAAAAGTTTGAGGATCTGACCGAAGCAAAAAGTGATTCTAAAGAGATGATCGAAAATGCCGAAGAAGTTACAAATGATCAGTTTGTGGCTGAATTGGATGGTAATAATGTCATTATCAACTATGTCTACTTTGGAGACATTCTCAACCTTGCTTTAGACCGACTAGTAAAAGCCGATCCAAAATTCAAGGTCATTTGTGGACCAATTGTTTTCAGAGAACCTAGAACGCCAGCAAATAGCCAGGATATGAAGATTGTAAACCTTGCAGACGTTCCAATTTCTCTGGATTTATTCATTGCATGGTTCACCAACAACGTGATTAAACCTCAGAAGTACAGTTATCCTCTCGATCAGTTTCTAAAAGATGTTCTTACAGAAGTAGTCGAACCAGCTTTGACTTCTACTTGTTTTGCTGAGACTGCCACGATTAACATGACGGTTGCAATGGAAACGTTCAACTTGGCTGCTGAAAGCACTCAAGGAATTTTTAAAGGATATCGCTATCCTGTTACAGAATTAGTACCTTTCGTTAATAGTGCTCTTGGAATTCATGATGATAAATATTTGGTGTTGTATTCGAGAAAATTTCTTGAAAACAGGAAAGCTGAAGAATTCAAAGATGTTTCTGATAAAATAGCATATTTCAAGCTTGGCACAGATCGCGGTTTAGTCAAGAAGATCGAATTTAATAAAGAAGATATGCAATACAACAGAGAATCAAGAATCTCTCAGGCATATCAAAGTGGTGTCGGACAATTGGCTCGTTTAAGAGGAAAATATAATGCCACAATTACGTTGCATGGTAATGCGTTGTTTTATCCCGGTCAGCTTGTATTTGTAGATCCTGTTATGATGGGAATGGGAAGCGTAGCAGCCAGGGGAAAAGTAGCAAGCTTGATTGGCTTGGGTGGATACTATCGAGTTATCAAGGTTGAATCGTCTATCGAACGAGGAAAATTTGAAACAGTGCTACAAACCAAATGGGAAGCAATGGGCGATGGATCTGGATTGGCTCCAGAAACGGTTGCCTTGGCAGATAAGTGTCAAAAGATTGTCAATCAATCAATTCAGTCGCAACAAGAAAGAAAGAATATCGTTAGGCTCACCGATCAACAAATGGGTGAAGCCGCAACTCCATTCTAGGAACCATTGAATGCTTGTAAATAACCAAAATTCAGCTAAGGCATTGTTTGATGGCAGAATACAGTACAAGAATTGTATATATCCGTCTACTTTGGCAAAACCAATTGATTTTTGGTATCTGAATCCGAATTATGGGTTTATTGACGTATATGGACACGTAATTTACCCAAACGAAGCACATTTCCGTCAAGTTTTCAGCAATAACGGACGAATTCAACTAGCAATCGATTTTGTTGCAGAAGCTTTCAATGATTTCGCTGATTTCTACAATCAAGTTATTCAAACTGCAATTGGAACAGAGCGAGATATCAATAAATCAAAGTTAGTAACTGTTCAGGCTCTAGCTGCTTGGACAAGTCCACACAAAGATTACAATTCGCATTGTACTGGCGTGTTTGCTGGAATTCAGAAGAAATATACCAAACTGAACAAACCAGTCAGCTTTAGAGTGTTCTTAGAAGACTTTAAAGTGCTTGCTTCTCAGACTGCTCATACGATTCCGTATACTTTCATGGGTTATTTGTCTTCGCCTTATGTAGATCCAAAGAATACTGGGCTAATCATTGAAGTTTACAAAGATGCTCATGACGATGATCGAATAAAGCAGAATTTCTTGTCAGATCCAAATTTTGAGATGTTTGCGGATATTGCCGTTAAGCATGGTTTTGTAATCGACAAGAACGCACCGTGGAGACTCGTTGCAGATCTTAACTCTCCAGCCATGAAGCCATATCTTCAACAATACGGCATGAATTCTGCAAAAGACGTGTTCGTCCTTGATGGAGAAGGCAGATTCCTAGCCGTCGATCAAGTCAATATGGATACTTTCAGAAGATATCTTGTCGGATATTACAATTCAATTATGGCTGAAGATTCAAAGCCAGAACAAATCGATCTGAACGAGACAGAATGGATGGAACTGTATGTATTTGTTCGGCAATTGGAAAAGAATTTTAAGCCGCTTGACAACCCCTCCAAAGTGATCTATGATGCTGTTGTGCTGAAGGAAAAGTTTGGCGAGCAGTATGCGTCGGTGTTTCTAGAAAACTGCTTGAAATAGGTGGATTTGTTTTACTTTCAGGTTCTCGATTACAAAAAGCAATGCGCAGGGTTTTATCTAGCCGATGGAACAATCAACAAATCATTGCCAGAAGGCATTTGTAGAACATGGAAGCCTTATTCTGTACTAAATTCAAGGCAAGATATCGAATATGCCTGGATTTTGGTTTCCGGAGCAGATCTCGATGAACATGTACCAGAGAATTTGCAAAAAGACTGGACAAGCGTAACAGATCTGTTGCGTTTGCATCTGAATACTCTTAAAGTTGCCAGAGTGCCACTAAATGACGTTTGTTTGTATGAAGTACTGCCAACAGACATTTATTTGCGTTACTTTGACGTGTTGAATGCAATCACAGAAAGCATTTTTGATTCGAATTGTAAACCTCAAAATCATGACTTTCTCGTCAGAATCCAAGTGCTTTTGAGCGAGATTGAAGAACGAAAAGTCAAGTTATCAACAAAGGGAGTCGATTTTACTTCAAAAGAGATTTCTCTCAAGAAAATTCAAGACATTTGTGCAAAAACCAATATCGTCAAGTACAATTTGTTTGGTACGCGAACCGGTAGACTCACAAATACTGACGTTGGGTTGCCTGTGCTTACGATGGCAAAGCGATATCGAGGGTTGTTGCATCCAACGAACAATTGGTATGTCGAATTTGATCAAAATGGAGCAGATCTAAGAGCTTTGGTTGGATTGCTTAAGCAAGAACAACCAGAAGAAGATATTCACGCTTGGAACGCAAGCAAGATTGGTTGTTCCAGGGATGAAGCAAAGCAAAAGACGTTTTCTTGGTTGTATGATGGCAATAAGCGAGACATTAAGCTTGAAAAGCTCTATGACAAAGAAGTAATTCTTGATCGAGTCTATCAATTTGATCGTATTATCACGCCGTTCAATCGAGAAGTATTGGCTGACTATGAACATGCTTTGAATTATGCTGCACAATCTACAGCAGCAGACGTATTCTATGATCGAACATTAGCTGTCAGAGAATATTTGAAGAGCATCAAAGCTAAGTCAGAGATTGCATTCTTAATGCATGATGCAATGGTTCTTGATTATGCGGATTCTGATGGAACGGAAGTCTTGACAAAATGTAAAGAGATTTTTGCCGATACTTTGTTTGGTGAATATCTGGTAAATGTCAGCGTTGGAAAAAACTACGGAGAAATGAGGAAACTGTAATGAAGTGGAAGTTTTGGAAGAAAGAGTCAATCAAAATTAACAAGCCAATCAAGTCAATGAAGCTTCGCACACTTGAGCTTTATAATACCCATGATGTATTGATTGGCGGTTTGAGAGAGAACGCCCCGAATACATTCCCAGAGTCTCAAATCGATTTTGAAAACAAAGAGAAAAAATCTACTATTGAAGATTTTCTTTTGTGGTGGAACAATCCGAACGGTTCTGCTTCTTATGTTTTTCACTATTATGATGGTTCTATGTGTATGATTCGTCGTAAACAAATTTACTTTTTTCGTATTGTTGTTCGATTCGAAGATGTCGAAATGACTCGACAAGAGATCGAAGCAGCAATTAAAAAGACAGAAGAATTGGAAAAGATTCAAAATGTTCGATAAATTTGACAACTTTGTTGGTTATGGTGATGCAGGCTGTCGGATTGTGAGAGCAATCAGAGCAACTTGCGCAGATCAAAATCGAAAGTATTTTTATATTGGCACAGAAGAAAATGTTGACAAAGAAGGCTTACTTGTCGTGCCTGTCAATCTTGATCCCGTTCAGCAAGAGAAGCATACCCCTGTTGTGCGTTTAAATGCCCTTTTTAGAGCGATCAAGGGCAATACCCTAGTCGTACTGGCAGGAACAGGCAAAATCGTTCCTAGCAGCCTTAGAACGCTTGAAATCCTATCAAAGAAAATTAGCTCGGAAAACCTCAATATCCTTTATGTTCGTCCAGAAGAAATGAACAATGCCAATGAATCCAGAAAGAACATGGATCGATTGACATTTGGAGTGCTTCAAGAGTATGTTCGCTCTGGAGAGTGTGCCAGAATCTTCGTTACAAGCAATTCAATGATGGAATTGGCTCTTGATGGTCTGAGCTTGACGAATTATCATGAGAAAATCAATGCTCTTCTAGCTTTTAGCATTTTGTCTGTCGAATCACTCTTGACCTTCAAGCCGGTCTATGGTACAATTGGAAAGCTGCCAGAAAAGAACAGAATCTTTTGTCTAGGTGTCTTTGATGTAAATGATGGCGAAGAAAAGTGGTATTATGATCCGATGTTTAAGTTGGAATATGCTTCAAGCAATTCTGCTTATTTGTTTGCATTGAATCGAAAGAGTCTAGACGATCCGCAGACCCTTTCCAGAGTGCGAGAAATCGTCAACAATAAGAGTGACTTGCGAAATAAGGTGTCGTATGCTGTCTACGATGCAGAGTTTTTGCAAAACGATTACGGTTTCTGTTTGAGTGTCTTCGATGAACCACTTTTATATGAGGCATCGCTGAACAAGTGATGTAGACTCGTGTAGACTGTATTCATAACGGTTGAGAAGGAAAAAGTATGATGAATTTTTCTGAAGCGCTAAATTGTTTGAAGGGTGATTTACGGGTTGCTCGTCGTGGCTGGAACGGGAAGAATATGTGGATTATGTTGCAGAAGCCAGATGCAAATTCAAAGATGACTCTTCCATATGTGTATATGCGCACAGCAACAGAAGATTTTGTTCCTTGGTTGTGCTCTCAGACTGATTTGCTTAGTGATGATTGGGATACGGTGCCGCTATAATGTCTCGAAAAGCTTACGTACCGGTCATTTACGATCATAACGAAGCTCGTAGTGAGCTTTTGCGAAAAGAACTTGTAATTCTCAGGCTTTTGAAGCAGAGAGCACTTTATCGAGAGCTATTTGCAAAGGTAAGAGGTTCAGTTGGTGATGTTACGGCAGCAATGCAAGATCTAGAATTTTATGTTCAAGTGGGCTGCAAAGATGATTAATGAAGAGTTGGTTGAGCATATCGATCACGCGATTGCCTACATTCGAGCTATTGCGACCATTGCTCGAAGTGAGCCGCATCCAAAAAATTATGTGGAAACTTCCTGGGATATTGTTCGCAATACTGCTGATGCAGCGCAAGCTGTTTTAGAGGATTTGAAAAATGAGCTATAAACAACCGACCTATAAAGCAACATATCGTAAGAATGACGGCACTTTACGTACCATGATTTTTGTAAAGTTGTCGGATATGCCACAAAAGATGATGGATTCCCTGATCAAGGGAACAGGAAAGCAGCGAGTCCTTAACGAAGGGCAAGAATTGGTATATGATGTTGAAAAACGTGGCTTGAGGCTATTTAACTATAGCACCACGATTGGAGAAGTCGAAAGACTAGATGCTCCACAATCGGCTGATTAACTCTCATTGGGAGAGTTTAGTCTACAAGCTTGATTCTCGACAATTAAGTCGACAAGCTAAACACATGGTAGCGAGAGATTTGTCGGCTACCTAAGAAGGAGACAGTAAAATGTCAACAAATGCAACGAACATGGACCTAATCCGCAAGAAGCTCGAAGAACTACGTAATCCCAACAAGGGTGGTGGAAAGAAGAATATTTTCTGGAAGCCCGAAACCGGTGAATCGGTTGTGCGAATTCTGCCAACTCCTGATGGCGATCCTTTCAAGCAGCTTCACTTTCACTACAATGTAGGCAAGGAAAACGGATTCCTTTGCCCAAAGCGCAATTTCGGTGATGATTGTCCCGTGTGTGGCTTTGCAACCAAGCTCTATAAGTCCGGTGATGCCGAGAACATGAAGAGTGCCAAGGAAATGTTCGTTCGTGAGCGTTTCTTTAGTTTCGTTGTGGTTCGTGGCAAGGAAGAGGAAGGCGTCAAGCTTTGGGGTTATGGAAAGCGAGTTTACGAGAAGCTTCTTAACTTCATGCTAGATCCTGATTATGGCGATTTTACTGATATCGATCAGGGCTATGACGTTAAGGTGACGATGACAAAGGTTGCTGGCAAGTCTTTCCCTGACACCGATGTCGTGCTTAAGCCAAAGCCTTCGGTTATGTGTGAAGATCCTGCTACAGTACTTGGTACGATGCCTGATTTCAATTCTCTGTTTGAGCGCAAGACCACTGATGATGTTCAGAACATTCTTGACGCTGCTCTGCTTGATCCTGCGAATGCTGAAGAGCATTCAACCGAGACTGAGCATTATGCTGGAAATGGTGACGTTGCTGCCCCTGCCACTGGAGAGGATATCAATGCCGCCTTTGCCGAGCTAAAGGGCAAGTCTTCGAAGAAGAGCAAGTGATAAGCAATAAGTGAATTGGCAGGCAGCAAGTCTTAACCAGTACGGAATAGATACTTACGTAAGTCCTGCCATTCTTTTTATTCGAGAAATCAAATGAAGTGTCAATGCTTTTCTAAACTAACAGAAATCATCAAGTCTGCTTTTCGAACAACAAGACCATCTACGGTAATCAATCCAAGCAATTTTGAGAAGTTTATGATTCCAAAAAAACAAACTCTACAATGCAGAGTTGATGGAATCAAGAAGCTTGTTATTGCCTTAGATATTCCGAGATTGTTTTGGAACGATCAACTTGTTGAAATGCTATACGAGAACAATACAAAATGGTATGTTTTAACTCATATTCGAGCAATCGATGAAGATTTTCTTGAACTAACCCTAATGAAGACTGGAGAAGTTAATCCAAATGTGCGATATTGATCATGGGCAAGAATTGCCAATGCTTTATTCTTCAGATGAAGAGAAAGGCAAGTTTACAGCAGAGCTTTTACAGCTTTGTCGGCGTCATCGATTAGAACAGGCGTTTGATTTATATCAATTGGCGGATTATATTCGTGATTGTCTGACTGAAGTAGCTGTCAACACTGAAACGCTAACTGCAATGGCCACAAAACCTCACGCTTGTCATAATCGTGGGCTTTGTCAAGGTTGTGGATTATGACAGAAAGATCAAGTGAGTTCTTTAGGGGAAGAACTTAAACAGCTATTAATCAAATACAAATATGACGTTGGTACTATGTTTCCAGCAGATGCGTTAGTAACGTATATTTGGCAAAATTTAATTTCACCAGAATTTTTGCAGACCGAAAAAGAAAGAAGGGATGGTGATTGTGACTGAACGTGACGTTATTAATCGACAACTAGAGCAGAAGAATCAAGAACTACGAGTATATTGCTTTGATGTTGCCCTAAAGTTTCCTCATCAGGGCAATCTAATGACTGTTCTTGAGAATGCCAAGAAGGTAGAGACATATATTCTCAACGGCTCTTATGGTGAATATGTTGCCCCAATTGGTGAAGAGGGCAAGCCTCCTATCAAGCTTGACAAGGAAACTCTTCGTGATGTACTAACTCAGACAGCAACAGGAGAATACGGAGATCCAATCGTCAATAAGCTTCTTGCTCCTGTTGGTAAGGCAGACATTAGCCCACAGGAAGTCGTTGAAAAGTATACCAAGATGATTGACAAGGATAGAGCAGAAATGCGGTATGAGCAATCTGTTATTGCAGAAGAGTTTGTTAATAAGATTCTTTTGAAGGAGTAGATATGGCAAACGCTAAGAAAGAACCAAAGGAAAAGAAGGCTGGAGCGCTATCAGTCGACGAATTAAGAGGATTAATTAATGCTCGTGCCGGAACTAAACTAGCGCGTTCTATTGAAAGCCAAAATGGACCAAAAGAATTCATTTCAACCGGTTCAAAAGCACTTGATTATGTTCTTGTCAAAGGACATAAGGGCGGCTGGGAGTGTGGACATATTCATTCGTTGAGTGGTGCTAGCTCTTCCGGTAAAACTTTTTTGGCTTTACAGACAGTTAAGTGCGCGCAATTACAGAAGATTCAAGTTGTTTGGTTTGACGGAGAAGCGGCGATTGATTTCTCTTTCCTTGAAGAAATTGGAATCAATTTGGATAATTTCATTTACATTCAACCTCCAGATATGGAGACTATACTTGAGACAATTGAAGAGCTAGCCGGTCAAGCGACAAAAGATCAAAAGTTCTTGTTTGTTGTTGATTCTGTAGCTTCAATTCCAGCCAAGGCAGAGCTAGAATCAGATTATGACCCAAGTTCTACCGTTGCCGTGAAAGCTCGCGTGTTGTCGAAGGGGTTGTCAAAGCTTATTACTCCCTTGGCAACAACCAAATCAACACTTTTGCTGCTCAATCAACTAAAGGTCGCGATTGGAGTTGATCAGAAGTATTCTCCGCTTTCAGAGAAGTTTGCAGAGCCAGGAGGAAGTGCGATCAAGTATTTCAGCAATTTGCGTGTTTGGCTTGTGGCGAAGAATGCCAAAAGCTCATTTGTACTTGATGAAAATGGCTTTAGGATTGGTATCGAGACAGAAGCCGTTATTATCAAGTCGAGATATGGAACGCAAGGTCGTAAGATTTCTGTAAAATTGATTTGGGGCGGTGGATCGGTTTCGTATGGTGAGCACGAGACTTGGCAGGAAGCCATTTTAACTTCTGATTCGGTTGCTCAATCTGGAAAGGGCAAGTGGACGCTGACGTTTGAGGATGGAACCTCGGAAGAGTTTACTAGTGCTAATTTCCACAAGAAACTTGAAGATAAGAAGTTTGAAGAACGAGTATTAAAGCTTCTAGAAGAAGAGCTTATTGACAAGTTTGCTCATAAGAGCGGAAAGGCTGCCGATTTTTATGTCTCTGACGAAGAAGACTATACCCCACCAGCAGATCTAGACTAGAATTTATTTCTCTTGACCAGCGTACTTTGCTGGTGTATACTGTGTTTACTTTGAAGCCAGTAGTTTAAGTTAAAACTGCACGTTTATGTTTGTGCTGTTTCAGGTATCGAATCCTGACTGGCTTTCCAGACTATTTACTTCAGCAAACAAAAGCAACTGGAGAATCCTATTTGTCTTCCAAAATCCTCAAAGAATATCGAAATACTTGGCATAATCATTTGTTGACCGAGATGGATCAAGGGTCAATTAATACGATCCTCGAATTCATGAGTGACGCCGTTCCAGCAGATTATCCTTTCAATGATATGTTCGGTGGTATGTGGAGAATTGCTATACCATTAGAAACAAAAAACGTATTGGCAACTTTAAGTGAAAACGATCAACGAATATTAAAGTATTTTGCTTTGTTTGCCAATTCAATCGATCGTTGGACAAGTGATTTCAAGAATGGAATTGCCACAAAAATCGTCAAAGAAACCAACAGGTTAACCGGCGAAACGATTGATCGAGAAGTACAGATTCGATTGGGCAAACTATTTCCAAAAGTCATTGCTCAATACGAAAAATTGAATAAAAAGTTAGGGATCGAGTTAGAAGCGTACAAGCAAAATAAAGAAATTAGAGCATATGACGCTGCAAATAGTTCTATATTAACTAATCGTGGTAGAATCGAATGGTGCAAAAAAGCTCAAGAACTTTGGAATAAAAAGTCAGAACTAATCCAAACTGGCAAGTTGATGATAATTATCTCTCAGCATCCAATCGATGTTCTTCGAATGAGCGATTTCCATAGTCTTGAATCTTGTCATACTCAAGGAGCAAACTTTTTCATGTGTGCTATCGTAGAAGCGCAAGCACATGGACCGATTGCTTATGTCGTGAGATTGTCAGATTACGAGAAATATAAGGATCGATTGCAAGAGCAAGAAGTATTTGCAGACAATCTTTCTATGGCTCCAGATCCAGTACAAGATGATGACGATACTATCGAAATGCGTAATGTTGAAGGAATGGTTCCAATTTGTCGTATACGATTCAGAGAAATCGAGATTAAAGGAATCGGCAGTTTTCCAATACCAGAACGAACGCAGTATGGAACGGATATTGCTGGTTTTAGAGACATTTTGATGAGTTGGGCAAAAACAAGTCCAATTTATCGAGATGCAACATATCGAAAGAATATAACCAAAGACGATCTTCAGCTTCATGGAGGCAGCTATAAGGATTCAGAGCCATATGAGTTAGTTTCAGACTATATTGTTCGAGAGGTTAGAGGTGTGTATTCAGTTAATACAGTAGAAGAAGTTGTTAGAGATTATGTTCGAGAAAATGAAGAAGTTGTTGAACAAGACTATGATCTTGAAATGTTTCAAGATCATTGGGAGCTTTCAATGACTCTTCAACCTCTGGATATTCCTTGCGATACATCAATTTATACTTCCAGAGATGCTAAAGATGATGCAACACAAGCTCTTATAAAGTACGCTAAGAATGCCAATCGTCATGTACACGATTATGACCCGTTGTTGGTTGACGAAGTAAAGCTTTCTACTTCTGCGATTAGTGATTATGGCAATATTATCTGTTATTTCCAAAAAGTGATCTACAAATCAACTGATGATGGTGAAGATTTGCACAACTATTTTCGTTATATCCAAATGCAATTGCAGCATATTCGAAATGCTGCTCGAAAGGAACTCTGTCAAGAACTTGCCTCTTGACATTTGACTGAATCCGTCCTATACTGTGTCTTGTGAACTTCTAAAGAGGTTTCTTTTGCAAATATCGAAGCGAATTCAAACGTATGTTGATTTGGCGATTCGACAGGCTCAACAGGCAGATTCAAATCTACCACACCGCCACGGTTGCGTTTTGATCAAAGCTGGTAGAGTTATTAACGTTTCTCACAACAAACTTGGATTTTCTTCTTTTGGTCGACGATTTCATTCTGAAGCAGACAAAGTGCCATCTAAAGCGAGCATGCACGCCGAATTGAGGGCTATCTTAAATCTTGATCGCACTCTTACTGAGGGAGCCAGCTTGCTTGTTGTTAGAATTAATCGTAAAGGTGAACTAAGAATGAGCAAGCCTTGTTCTATGTGTAAATGTTCTACTGCTTTTGTAGGAATCAAAAAGATCTATTATAGTACCAATGAAGGTGATATTGAGGTAATGAAGCTGTGAATTTTTCAGTCGGTACCGTAATTAAGTTTTCCGATAAAGCCGCTCAATATATGACAAAATCAGGTTGGAATTTTTACGTTAAAGAAGAACCGCATTTTGTTGTTCTAAAGATTCATCAAAATGGATTGCATCGAGTGTTAGATATAGAGTCATTGCAAATTCATACTGTCGCAGGGTGGGGTCCGTTAAATATGATCGAAACATATGATGTAGTGGAGATTTAATGAGCAATAAGCAACCAAAAAGATTAATTGTTATAGATTCTTTGTCAAACTATCTTCGCCATTTTGTCTGTAATCCCTCTCTTTCTGACAACGGTATTCCTGTTGGTGGCATTGTTGGGTTTATCAAAGATCTCAACAAGTTTTGCAGAGAATTCAAGCCAGATCTGATTATAGTTTGTTGGGATGGTGAAGGTGGTTCTTCAAAACGTAAGTCGATTGTCAAAGAATACAAGGAAGGACGCAAACCAATTCGTCTTAATCGTTCGAACAGTCAATTAACGGAACAAGAAGACGCAGACAACAGAGTTTATCAGCAAATCAGATTGATCGAATATCTGAATACGATGCCTGTAATTCAGTTTAGATTTCAGAACACAGAAGCAGACGACATTATTTCAGAGTTGGCAACCATGCCAGCATTTAAGACGTGGGATACTGTTGTCATAAGTTCGGATCATGATTTTTACCAACTATGTAATGATCACGTTTTGCTCTATAGACCCATTCAGAAGCATTTTGTTAATTTACCCCGAGTACTAGACGAGTATCATATTCATCCTTCTAATTTTGCCCTTGCAAGAGCTATAGCAGGGGATTCTAGCGATAACCTGAAGGGTGTTGGTGGAGTAGGTCTGCCAACTGTTGCAAAGCGGTTTCCTGAGTTTGAATCAGAAGAGAGTGTGACCTTTGAAAAGCTTTGGGAGCTTTGTGAAGAACGAAAAGATGCTGCCAAATGTTATTCGACAATTCTTGAGAATAAAGATACTGTCAGAACCAATTATAAGATGATGCAGCTTTATTGTTCTTCGATGTCAATTCAAGACAAGCTTCAACTGAGACAAACGTTGACAGATTACGTTCCATCTTTCGGTAAGTTGGAGTTTACCAAACTAGGCATTCAAGATGGGCTAGGAACCGTCAGTCTAGACAACATGTTTGCAACTTTCAACTCAATGGTGTTTAACGGCAGTCCCATTTCGATGTAACCTGTGTCTCTCAAGACAAGAAGGAAGCAATTTCTATGACTCTTTCTCCAAATCAAGATGATTTTTCGCGATATGGAAAGCACTTTCAAGAGACTTTAGCGTTTCTGCTGCTCAGAGATCGAACATTTTGTGATCGTATGAGTGAGGTAATCAAAGAAGATTATTTTGAGACAAAATATCTAAAGGTATTTTCGAATATTCTGTTGTCTTATCGAGAAAAATATAAGACCCATCCATCAATTGATACAATGACAACCTTGCTTCGTACTGCTCCAGAAATTGAGGTAGAAACAGAAGTTGTACAAAAACAAGTAAGAGAATTCTTTGCCAGAGCATATACAGAGAACATAGCTGATGATGCTCAGTACGTGATGGATACAGCAATTGATTTTTGTCGTCGCCAAATTGTCAAAGAAGCAATGCTCAAGTCAATCAAACTTGTTCAGACAAGCAGTTTCGATGAAGTAAGTAAAGTTTTGAATGATGCTCTCAAGGCTGGTGGAGATCAAGATGATACATATGATTATTTGCTTGATCTAGAGAAGAGATTTGAGGAAAACGCTCGTTCTTGTATTTCAACCGGTTGGAAGCCTGTCGATGTCATTTTGGGTGGAGGAATTGCCAAGCAAGAACTAACGATTGTTCTTGCAAGAACGAATGTTGGCAAGAGCTTTGTGCTGGTGCATTTGGGAGCACAAGCATTACTAACAGATCTGGATGTAGCACATTATTGCCTTGAAATGTCAGCAGAAAACACTGCTTTGCGTTATGATAGCTTGCTGACTGATATTCCAATGAACGATCTGAAGAGTGAAAAAGAGGTCGTAAGAGGAATCGTAAGCAATATTAAGGGAAAGCTTGTTCTCAAGACTTATCCAACCAAATCTGCTACAACTCAGACAATTCGCAATCATCTTGAACGTCTTAAGATGCGAGGATTCAAGCCAGATGTTGTTGTAGTAGATTATGGCGATCTTTTGAAGAGTTTGCATCCAAGCAAAGAAGCTGTTAGACACGATCTTTCTAGTATCTTTGAAGAATTGAGACAGATTGCTCAAATTTATGATTGTGCTGTCGTAACAGCTAGTCAATCCAATCGAAGTGCCAGTTCTGATGATTTGGTAACGATGGAATCGATTGCTGAATCATATGGTAAGGTGTGGTGCGCCGATACGGTATTGAGCCTTTCCAGAAATCAACAAGAAATGGAAACCAACTCTGGTAGGCTCTATATTGCCAAGTCTAGATCTGGTAGAGCAAATGTGGTATTTCAAGCGTTTATTGATTGGAGTCGTGCAAAAATTCAAGTGTTTGATCGAGAACAAAGTGTTGCTGCTAGCGCACAAACATCACTAGAACAGCAGAAGCTTAATCTCAAGAAAATCTATAGTGATTTCAGAAAAGAAACGAAGGGACAAACAACTAAATGAGCAGTACAGTTATGTTGACGTTGGAATCTGGTCAAATTGTTGATGATAATCCGATGAAAAGTTTAAGGATTACGCTTAATCGAAAATTAAAGGCTCGATGTCCACATGAAAACTGTAATGTTGATGGCAACTCAGCAATTGCTAAAGAACTCAAAGAAATGGTGGATGAAATTCCTGTCGAGTATTATCTTCAATTTGTTGAGAAGTCGATTAGAGCCAACAAAGAATATCGAGAGCATCCAGAAGTAGAAAAGACAGATAGCTATACAATTGTGACATACTGAAGGGACAGCTTAAATGACAATTTTTGACAAGAATGAGGTAAAAGCATATACGCTTGCTTACTTTGATAACGATTCTTTGGCAACTGATGTTTGGATGAGCAAATATGCTCTTCGAGATAAAGAGGGCAATTTTTTGGAGCTTTGTCCAGATGATATGTTTGCGAGAATCGCAAAAGAGTTTGCTCGCATTGAGCAAAAGTATTCAAACCCTATGTCGGAAGCTGAAATCTATGGTCTTATTCGTCATTTTCGATTTATTGTGCCTCAAGGTGGACCGCTTTATGGTATTGGCAACAATCATGGGTTAATGAGTCTTTCGAATTGTGTGGTCGTATCACCTCCGAGGGATTCTGTGTCTGGGATTATGAATACCGGTCGCGACATTGCCAATCTTTACAAGTATCGTTGTGGAGTTGGAAACGATCTTGACAATCTTCGTCCATGTGGCATGAGCGTTAATAACGCAGCAAAGACAACTACTGGAGCTTGGTCTTTTGCTGATTTTTTCTCCTATATTACTGGAATGATTGGTCAATCTGGCAGACGTGGAGCTTTAATGTTGTCTATGGGAATCAAGCATCCAGATATTGAAAAGTTTATCGATATGAAACGTACAAAGGGCAAAGTAGACAACGCCAATGTTTCCGTTAAGCTTTTCAATGATTTTATGAATGCGGTGGTTGAAGATCGCGAATATATGCTATCTTGGAATGGATATGCAGAGCGAAAGGTGTCCGCAAAGCTTCTATTTGAGAAAATCTGCAAGGCAGCTTGTGATGAAGGAGAGCCGGGAATCTTGTTTTGGGACAACATTCTCAAGAGTGTTCCCTTGCAGTGTTACGCCGATGTAGGTTTCAATCATGTTGGTGTAAATCCATGTGTAACTGGCGATACAGTTGTGGATACAAATGGTGGTCAGAAAACAGTCAAAGAGTTATCTGACAATAAAGCTGTATTTTACGTTCAATCTTATAACGAAAAGACCGGACTAGTGGAACCTAAGAGAGCAACGGCATTTAAAACGAAAGATCGTGCTAAGATTTTGAAGATTAAAACGAAAGACGGAAAAAGTCTTCGTTTAACATCAGATCATCTAGTCTACACTAATCGTGGATGGATTAAGGCTGGCGAACTTACAGTTGAAGATAAAATTTTGTCGATGCGGTCGAATGAATCCGTGTCACCTATTTATAATGTACACGGATTGGAGAACGAAAATGAAGCTATACAACTTGGAATTGGAAAAGAGCAAAATTCAGAAAATCAATACATTACTGGAAACAGTGTTTCCGAGTGCAACAAGCTTGTCGAACCATCGGGGGAACCGAAAAGTACTTCGACAGTTTGTTGATATTCCGGCGCTTGAAGTACATCGTTCAGAACTTAAAGTTTTGTTGTCGGAATTATATTTTGATAATCAGCTTGGATTTAAGTTGATTTTACGTGTATTGGAAAATTCTCATTTGTCGTATAGTAAACTGCGAAAGATTTTTGGGTATTTGGAAATAGATTTTCGTAAAGGTACGTCTGTAGTTACAGAACTTTTGCGAAGCGTAAGAAGTCAAAATGCGCTAGCAAAAGAGTGTCCCTTCGAGAATTGGCCAGAAAAACACCAAGATTGGCTGGTCGGTTCCTCCCGCGCAGCAAATGGATTTTATTATAATGCATCCAAAAAGAAATATGAATTTTTAAGAAGTAGTTATGAATTTGCATATGCAAAGTATCTTACTCTGGCTAACAAAAATTGGGGCGTCGAGGAAAGAACATATTTGTTGAATTCTGGTGCATATTATCGTCCTGATTTTTTCGTTTATGATCAAAATTGGACTTTGGAAAAAATCGTAGAAATTAAATCGATGTACAACTTTGAAGCGGCTCTAAGGCTGCAAAAATATTATGATTTTAAGCGGCAGTATCCAGAAATTACGACCGAAGTTTTGCTTGACAAGGAACTTTATGAGTTGATCGGAACATCTTATTGTAAGAATCTTCGGGAATGGAAAAGTGTTCGCAAGCATCTTGGGGAGATTAAAGAATGATGGTAGAGTTTATCGAGATTGAATCCATTGAAGACTGTGGCGAAGAAGCCGTATACGATTTGACTGTCGATGATAATCACAACTTTTTTGCAAATGGACTTTTGGTGCATAATTGTTCCGAATTGGTATTATCCGCAGATGATGGTTGTCGTCTTATTACTATCAATCTTTCGTCGTTTGTCACTAATGACGAATTTGATATGTTGCAGTTTGGGGAAGTCGTAAGACAAGCGCAGCGATTGTGTGACGATTTGATTGATCTGGAGATTGAAAAGCTTCAAGGGATTATCGACGCCAGTAATGAAGATGATGTTGAGCACGTTTTTAGTCGGCTAAAGAGATCTGCAATTGCAGGTCGCAGAACGGGATTGGGAGTCTTTGCGCTAGGTGATGCACTTTTGAGAATGGGTCTAAGGTACGACAGCGATGAAGCTGTTGCTTTTGTTGATCAAATGATGAGTACGTTCAAGAACGCTGCATATATGTCTTCTGTTGCAATGGCAGAGGAACGCGGAGCATTTCCCGTTTGGGAGTGGAACAAAGAAAAAGATAATGAATTTTTGCTTGGGCTAGATCCCAAAGTTTATGAAAAGATGAGTCAGGTTGGTCGTCGCAATGGCGCTTTGTTAACTATTTCTCCAACAGGTAGTGTAGCCATTGAAGCGAGAACAACATCAGGCATTGAACCAGTGTTTAGATTGGAATATGATCGTCGCAAGAAGCTTAATCCGGGTGATTCGGAGGCTCCAGACTATACAGACGAAAACGGAACATCGTGGAAGCACTATAGCGTTTATCATCCGTATGCACAAGAATATATGGTAAAAAACGGGCTTACTGATATTGCACAACTGCCATCGTATTTCGTGACTAGCGATCAAATCGATTATCATAAACGCTTGGCCATGCAAGCGGCTTGTCAGAGGCATATTGATCATCAGATTAGTTCAACAGTTAATCTACCACGCGGCACTACATGGCAAACAGTACGCGACATTTACCTTGAAGCCTGGAAGGTTGGGCTGAAAGGCATTACTGTTTATGTTGATGGGTCTAGAGATGGAGTGTTGCTTACGAAGGGCGAGAAGACTGAAGCAAAATTCGTTCAGTGTGAAGCTCCAGCTAGACCAGAAAGATTGGAGTGTGAAATTCATCATCTTCAAGTGAAGAGCGAAAAGTGGACAATCTTGGTTGGCATGTATGATGGAAAACCATATGAGGTTTTTGGTGGCTTAAGTAGCAAGGTGCAGCTTCCAAAGAAGTCCGATCACGGCTTTGTGGTTAAGCATGTTAGAAAAACGGCAAAATCAACATATGATCTTGTGATTCCCGTAGGCGAAGGTGAATTGGTCATTCAAGACGTTGTTGACGTGTTTGACAATCCGACCAACCTGTCTCTATGTCGAATGATTTCTCTTAGTCTTCGTCAAGGTGCTTCAGTTGAACGAGTCGTTGAGCAACTTTTGAGAAGCGACAAAGAAGCTGATATGTTTACCTTCTGTAAGGGTCTAGCTCGTTGTTTGAAGAAATATATCAAAGATGGCTCTGTTGCTGCTGGTGATGTTTGTCCAGAATGTCAATCGAAATTGATTTATCAAGGAGGCTGCGTCCAGTGCAGCAGTTGTTCATACTCAAAATGTTGAACTTCACATCTTAGGCATCTTGCATAACCAACTTATTCGATCTCTTTAGTCTCTTCTAGCCTCTATTTATATCAGAAATTCTCACCTCGGAGGCTTCTTCTTGTCTACAATCTTTTCAGAACGTAAATGGCGTGCCTATCTTGGCGAAATGCGTCAAGAATATATCGATCAAGTTGCTTCTTCAGATAAACGAATGATGCAAGGTCATCATGCTTTTGATAACCTGTTCGGAAAGCATTGGCGAATCGTTATTCCTTCTTCAATGAAATGGAATGATTTCTCTCACACGTATCTTGCAACAATGGGATATGCTTGGTTGTCAGATATGAAGTCGTTTATCGAAGATCGATACATGGGAGGCAACGTAGCCAAACTAGACATTGACAACAAGCTGGTTAAAGTCAAGAAAAAGGGTGTCAACCCAAAAAACAACATGCCTTTTGAGCAAGTTGTCGATATGAGGATCAATAAGTTCTTTGCAATGGCAGCATCAGAATATGAGAAGAAAGCGCAGCAGATCGAGAAAGAAACAGAAGCCAATCCACCAACTAACAATCAGCAACTAAAGAATCGAAAAGAACTTGCCGAAGACGCTAGAGCTTTTGTATATGGCTGTGAATATCATTCAAAACGTTGGGAAAAGCGAGCACATCTAATTCAGAACGCTATAATCATCATTTCCAGGCATCCTGTTGATGTTCTTCGAATGAGCGATGTCGGCAATGGTACTCATTTTAGATCTTGCCATTCTCAAGGTGGCGATTACTTTGAATGTGCCATTGAAGAAGCTCAAGGTCACGGATTTGTTGCTTATTTGGTTGACAAGAAAGAGTTCGATAAAATCAAAGACAAAATAGATTCCTATCAAGAGATCTTTTCAGATACTCAACGTGATGTGCCAGGGATTTCAGCGATTTCAAGAGCAAGAGCAAGAGAATTTTATAGCAAGAAAGACAACTACTCGATTGCTCTGCCAGAAGAGAAAATGTACGGTACAAAGATCGACAGTTTTAAGAGAGATTTTGATAGTTGGCTGCATTCTGTTCAAGATCCTCAACTACCAAAAAATCTGAATCCAAACGATTTTGAACTGTTGGGTGGAGAATATTCAGATGCAAGAACAAATAACGCTGAAGTTGGGCTATTGAAATTGTTCCAAGATTATTTTCCAGATCGAAGATATCGCAATAACGATGAATATAT